GTGTATCCCACGTGTGATTGTGAGACGTTCACCGAACGTTAAACAGTCTTTCTAGAACCGTCTGGTTAACAACTAACCAGGAATGGTGTCCTTTGAGATCAGTTAAAACTGGTTTAAAAGGATGTCTCCTCCTCGGGAATTTGTCATTAGACGAAAAACTTAATAGAAATATTAAGAAAGACGTCCTAAGTCAAGTTAACAGAAGTTAACCTGCGATCTAGAGCCCCCTGAAGCGGTAAGATAGATATTATCTTAGTCCAATTATAGGCTAAGAAACAAATATCTAAGATTTGTTGAGAATCCTTAACGGATAATCTAAGATCAGGTACAAATTCTTTTTCTGATATAATGATTTCATTATAAGAAGAAAAAAGAGATTTGTATTTTGTAAGGGGATCATAAATTTTGTTTACACGGGTATCAACCCCTGTAACTAATTTAAGATCAGTTATGTAAGATTCAAGCTTTTGGGATGTTTCAAAAACACCTCTAAGTTCGAACACTTCATAACTAGCTTCTTCAGAAGAAGGATTATAATATGAATCATAATCCTCTCTATGAATAAGTCTATCCCAAACATCCTGATCGATACCGGGATCGAAAGGAGTAGCGGATATCAAGTTAGTACTTGATAATCCGTCCATCCAAGACCAATCTGAATCTTGGACGAAATCTACTATTTCCGATCTCAGGATTATTTGGTTAAAGATTGGGTAATGTTTACCCATTCTTAACCAAATTCTCTTAAACCGATTCTTATCAGCTTCAGCTGTCCTATCAACAACGGGCATAAGCAGAGAGTAGAAATAATCTTCTCTTAACTTATCAACCATTTCTATTAAATTATCAGAAAATTTTTCAGATAACTTATCAAGATAATGATAAATAAGTTTGTAAAGAGACAGATTAAACTCTACATAATGCTTATTATACAACCAAGCAGGGAAAACTGTCCCATTACTTGTCGATTTAGATGTAAGATTGTTAGAAACAATCCCATTTAAAACGCTTTCAAGTAATGAAGATAGGTCTTCTTGGATGGCATATTGTTGACCAACAGATTGGGTAGAAGTTTTCTTAATAAGAAACAAGAAGAATAAAATATCATAGAATGATATTCTACCAGATGTATATTGCCCAAAGAAAAGGGAAATATTCATCATGGTTCTTCTTATTATTGGATTTTCTCCAATAAATCTTGTTAAGATAGAAGTTGCTGAGCTAACTGACATGATTTTTCTTCTGATTAATCTGTCAGCAATTGCAGTTCTTTGAGAGAAAGGAGCAGATGTCATTATATCTTTAATAGATATAGCACTAACATCAGTACCATTAAAAATGGTTCTTTTTGCTAGTTCTAGAGTTTTACCTCTAATGTCAACTACTGATTTCTTCTCATTAATTGGAACTCCAATTAAACTCATAACTTCTAAGTACTTCTTAGCCAATCCGTCATGGAAAATAGCTATGTCATCCCCTAATATTTCATAGGCTATACACCATCCCTCAGAATAGAGGTGTCTGTATAAAGGTAGATTACCTTTACAGATCATAGTAGCACAATATTGTACTATTAGATGATGTGTTAGTCCTAACATATTAAAAGAAGATAATGCCCCCATTGGTTGACCCGTTGAGTAGTAGAAATCTTTCCCCAGGTGTTCCGGCTGATCTTTAAAGATCTTCTGATTTACTTCATTGTCCGGAAGTCTATATGGTCTACCGACCAATATAAATTTCCACAGAGATGCAATTTGAGAACCAAACAAGGAAGAGATGATAGCTTGTTGAAGAAGAACAGGTAGAGTATCTGTAGCGGCCGAAAGGTCGTAACAGTATGCTCCTTGGTATCTAGCAGCCTTAATGGCTGATCTAGTTACCATACCTTCTTGATCAAAAGTACCATCGTTAGGTAATGATTTCAAGATTTTTGAAATCACGTCATGTAATGGTTTCATGATATTCTGTGTAAGAATATCAACCATTGCAAAGACCCTAACTTTTCCTGCTGGTTCGATTTTGCAGGATAAGAAACCTAAAGATACCTCAGTTCTACATTTTTCATATAGAGCTTGAGGGAAGATCCCTTCCTTTGTTAAAAGACCTTTTAAAGTATCATATGATGCTAAAAGGGTTCTAACAATAGAAGATGGATGTTCTTGGGTTATTCTTATCCACTCTGTTATAGCGTCTAGAATCATTGGAAAGTTTTGTTCTAATATATAAATAGTAGAATATAAACCTTCCCATGAAACTTTCGTTATAGGAGAGGCAGTAACGGAATTAATCCACTTTTTAACTACAAGAGAATCTGGAGAAGGCTTAAAATAAGCTTTCAATAGACCTCTTGCATTTAAAGTGAAATATTCCATTAAATGCCACAAGAATGAAGTATCGGCCAGGCTGGGTGCAGTTATCGTACTCAACTTAGGAGTAGCAGGAGCTTCTAAAACCCTATAGACACTATAAAGTGTTAACCAGAATCTAATAACTCTGGTTGAACCACTTAATATAGCTCGTCTTGATCTAGAAGGTATAAAGAGAGGTAGACCATTTCTGGTTAACCTTTTATACAATCTAGTCGGGTCAAGTTCCTGTAAACTACTAAGAGGCTGTCTAGAGACAGCTCTGGAGATCGCAAGTTGACTCAGTTTTAGATAATTAACTACATAGAGACTTCCGTGTTTTTTCCGGAGATCTACTAAGTAGAAAAGAAATCTATAACAAATGACCATACTTCCCGAGACGTCTTTTATTGGTTTAATCAATGATAATGGTACTACCATTTTCATAAACCACTTTAAAAGACCCAACTCAATGGAGTTGGTTAGAGAGATCATTCTTCTTTCTTCCCAGTTTGATTTAACTGCGTTCAAAAGAGCACTTCTACCTGCAAATATTTTAACCATCCTTTTAAAAGAAAGGGGGTTAGATTTATTTCCAGGTGTCAGAGGTTCAGAACCTGATGGTTTTTCACCAAACAGGTTTCTAACATCTGCCTTACTGTGCGGACTATGAAGTACCGTCACAGCTGTCTCAGAGGAAATTCAAGTTTTAGAAAGATTTGCGTAATCTTTTGGAGTTAAATAAATTAACCCATTAGGATTCAGCGGATCTACTAAAACGAATTTTCCTACTGCAAGACCTTTATCAATTTCTTGATAAAGAGGGTGAAAGTAGTTCTGATTCATGGCGTTTACAAAGTGTTCTTTGATTTCTGTAAATCCAGGCGGTTGACTAGTTGCGCTTAAAAGCGGCTATGAACAACAGACCTGCTTATAAAGAGAAATATTCTCATTATAAGAACTCAGAATAAGAAGGACCGCGCTGTGCTGAACGTTAATCCAGCCCGCCAGACCTCAGTCTCTAAGTGTAGGTTCAGATATGATATCTCTATCATTTCTGAGCAACCTTATCTCTCACGAGATAACTCAACTTCTTTAGTACTGTGTGATATATTTCCTTCTTGGGTAATTTTAGTATAAATATACGTCATAAACTTTAGTTTTCTAATGTTTCCCTGATGGATATTGAACTTAATTACTAAGAGTCATTCTCTCATTTAAGGGTGCCAATCCTTAAATGATCATGTATTCTTAATAAGAAAGAAATGTCACTTACACAGTACGTTAGCAATTAAGCTAATGGACTCCACCTCACGGTGTGAGTAAAAAGAAAACGATTTCATAACTAGTGATTCATACTAAGGGTGTTGTTAGCACCTCATTAAGCGTGATATTTCGTATCACTTTAATGTGTGTGTTGACAAGAACACAACTTAATTATTGAATCCAAGTTAGAAGGTATATACACAAGACTGAAGGAGCCAAGGTTTTTGTATAATATCACTATTATACACTAACCAGAAGGGACATCCGGGAAAGTAGATTTAAATCTAGATACTAGTAATAGTATCGAGCCAGTAATGGCGTGTTCATAGACAGTCAGGAAAATTGTAAAAATTACCTGAAAGAGAGAAAAGAATCTCTCCCCTGCTTATGATCGCACTCCCTTATCCAGCGTAAATCGGCTTAACCGCCTCCGTCTGGTGTCGAGTGCCCTTATCTTTAAAGGATAAGGACAAGTATCTGTTACCGATCCCAAAAAATCGGTAATAGACCCCTTTGTAGTAAAGACCCTTACGGGCGGGGACTACAAAGCTCGGATTATCTGAGAAGATAATCC